CCGCCGGGGTGCGCGTGTGGTGCTGCCACGGCTGCACGCGGTCGAAGTACCGGCCCTCACGCTCGTCAAAGCGGTCCTGGCCGTTGAGCTGGATCTTGGCCACTTCAACCGGGTTCTTGCCCTCGCACTTCACGTTGGACGAGAGGATCACCTTCGCGAGGAGGTAGTTCGTCGTCGCCTCGAAGAACACATCCTGGCCGTCGTTGCCAACACCATCGCCGTAGAGCTCAGAGCTCGTCGTCAGGCCGCCGCCGCTGACGATGCCGAGACCCGGGATGAAGGGCTCACCGAAGCTGCCGGGAGTCGGCGTGGCACCAGACGTTGTCGGGATGCCGCCAACCGTCGTTGAGTCAGCACCACCGCTCGCCAGGGTGCCGCGGCCCAGGATGCTCGTCACGATACCGTCCGTGTTCCAGTCATCGGAGTAGTTGAACGGCTGCTGTCCAAGGGCCTCCTTGATCCACGGCACAACGCCGCCCGGGGCAGAGCAGTCGACGAACGAGTCACGCTGCACAACCCAGACAATCTCCTTCACCGGGTGGTTGAAGTTCATCTGGATCTTGTTGGAGGACGCAGAGATCGTCTCAGAGCCCGTGTACTGGAGCTGGTCGATGAGGTACTCGTGGCTCTGCTGGGCGAACCGGCGACGCTCCTCCGTGTCGAGGTAGACATACTCGATGTAGAGGGAGGCCGCAACGAGCTGGAGGCTCTGGATGCCGCTGCCCGTCGACGCGCCGCTGCCCTGCGGGAGAGACTGCGGAGGAAGGTACGCCGTGCCCATTCCCGTTGTGTATCTGTCGCCGTAGCAGCAGTTGTAGTTCTGCTCGAAGTCCACGTTGATGCGGACCTCGTGGTACTGCAGAGCGATGAGCGGCACAGCAAGACCCGGGTTGCGGCAGAACCAGAACTGGAGCGGGATGTACAGCGTCTTCATCGGCGTGCCCGCACGGGAGACGCACGAGTTCGTCAGCTCAGACGCCGAGCACGTCGCATCGAGCGGGACACCGTCGGACGTCTTGAGGAGAACCAGGTCGGCGGTGTTGCCGAGCATGTCCTCGAGGGACTGCTGCGTGCCCGGGGCCTGCGAGAGCTGCGTCCAGATCTGCATCCAGTCGCCGTACTGGCGGTCGATGCGCGAGCCGCCCACCTCAACCTCAACCTGCTTGATGAGGCGGTGGCCGACGTAGTTGAGCCAGCGGAAGCGGTCCGTAGAGCCCGAGTTGAGAACAACCTGCGGGAGCGTGACCTGGATGTACGTGCGGTACATTAAGTCAGCGTTACGGGAGATAACGGCCGTGACACGCTTGCCGAAGTCGGCCTGGCCGTTGAACGTCACCTCGATGGACTCCATCGCGAAGTTGGTATGACGCTTGTACAGCACCTTCCAGAACGTGATCTGGGGGTTGCCGGAGATGTAGATGTCCTGGGCACCATAGCTGACGAGCTGCATTAAACCACCGGCCATATTGTTGTTATACTTCACTGCAAGAAATTATTTTCAAGTGTTCAAGAGACGCGGCGACTTCCTTCAAAACATGAATTGCAGACGGGGATATATGCCTCAGAACCACCGATAAGTACGCGTTCACTTGATTGAACGGAACGAAACGTTGAAGTTGATGGATTCTTGCAAATATAACATTTCCCTGTTAACTTTGTAATCTTCGATGCAAGAGGAATACAGTTTAATAGTTCAGTGAATGGTTGGCGATCTGAATCTCCATCAAGACCCACCAAGAGAAGCTTTTTATTCAAAATGGGTTTGATGATCGACCGAATGTCCGGAACAAACTGAGCTTCGTCAATAACAATATAGTCTACGACTGAAAGCTCGTATGGTGTAACTTCATCGATATACTTGCAAGGATACATTTCGCCTGAATGCGATACAATTACGTCGGATCTATACCTTGAATCAAGACGGGGCTTTAGAACAAGTCCGGTTCCGGACTGCTTATAAATCCAATCAAGTGCATAGGATGTCTTCCCTGCAAACATGGGACCGACAACAATTTCAAGGGGCATTGCTTAGTTACTCTGCTCATATTTAACCTGTTTTCTTTACCTTTTTCTTTGGAGCCTTCAATATAGTATCGACTAGACTACCACCACGTACATGTCTACGTGTACGTCGTCTGCGGACCTGGCGTCTACGACGTGTTTTCCTCCGGCGTCCGCCTTCTGCACGAGGACGAGCGAGAATCTCTTGCAGTTCAGTCTCATCCGGAGAACTGATCATAAATGTATCTTCTGCAAAATTTATATCTGGACCATCCACCATCTCGCGGTCATATACGAACGGATCTCCACCGCTCGCACTCGGTGCATCAAAATCACGGGGAGAGAACTGTAGAACTATTGTTTGTGTTCCTTTTTTATAGACAACGTTTACAGTTCGGTCAAGTGCAAAGACCAAATCATCCCTGCCACCCGGTCCCTGTATTGCCTTAACATCTCGTTTCGTTAAGTAAGACGGGGAGAGTACCCTATCTGCAGTCCAGAATCCGTCGGCCGCCGCCACATCATCTGCTCGTACTTCAAACCTTTCATCTGAAGCCTTCGGCGGTGTTGCCACCATCAAATCAGACGGAGGTGCATCCTCACTGGGTCCAAACACAAGACGTACACGTGAAATAGGGAAATGCGTCCATCTGTCCATATCATAACTCAAACTACTAGCCGACGATTCAGACACAGAAGAACCTGATAACATATTACTCTTATGATAGATTATGTCTTTGCATCAAGACAATGAAACCTATTTATCTGTTTGCAGGGATACTTGCAGTTGCGTTGATTGCACTTCTTATGCAACGGCAGACGAATGTAATTGTTCGCGATTCTCCAGTCAAGTTCTCCTCTGTACGCAAGCATCCTTTTGATGTCTATTCAGATCCATATCATCCACCTGAACGTGAGAACCCGTACTGGCGAGGGCGTGACCCGAATTATCAGCAAGTCGGTGTTCTGCAAGGTCAGGGGCGTGCCGGACTACTGCCGTTGTTCGGTCGGCCGTCAATCACATCCAATAACCGATGGGAATACTATACGATGAGTGATGGTCTGAAACTTCCAGTCTCCTACAATCGCAAACAGTGTAATTCCGACACTGGTTGTGATGAATTAATCGGAGAGGATTCACTCGATGTGTTAGGACTAGGCAAGTACAAGGCTGCGGTCTATGATGTTACGCAGCCGCGCTACGACCCAGGACGCCTGTAGACCATGCAAGATATACGGACGCACATCCGAGAATGTTTGAAGTTACCAATGCAAGAATTGTTTGCGAATCAACTCCCTTTATAGGTCCAACGAAAAGGACGTTGCCTGCAGACAAAAATCCACCGCTAATCTTGTTAGTTACAAGATGTATCATCCCGTATAGAAATCCTGCAAAAAGTGGACTTGATTCATAAAAGACTGAGAGTGCAATGATGATTGCACCAATGTACTCGACTATACATTTTACGATCAGAATCATTATTAGTTTACATTCAGAATAATCTTCATATTAAACGGTCTTTCTACATCTCTTCGTCTTACGATTACGTGTCTTTCCACCCGGGCATTGTTTGCGTCTGCATCGCTTTGTTTTACGATCACGCACCTTGCCACTGGTGCACCGTTTACCTCCACGTTGTGCTTCAGGAAACTGTGCAATAAGATCTTCCTTTAGCTTAGGTAAAAATACATCGGGAGTCGTTGCAGCCATTCCCGCATCAGTAATGTCTGCTGCAGGAATTCCTGGGGCAAGCATGCGTTGTGTTTGTCTGAATTCGTTTAAGGTATCTCTGAAGTTCTCATTTCCAGTTTGTCTACGAACACGTCTGCCAAGATCGTCCAGAACGTCAGGGACAGTACGTTCTTGTAGCTTTCCTTCTGCGATCATCTCGTCAATCTTTGCAATCCAAATCTTTGCAACGGCAGTTGTAAGAAGCGTCATCTTGTTCTATCAACAGAATTTACTCAAACACAATACGAGGACTGATATGCATTGCCTCGAGTTCCTGTGCCCATAGCTTCAACGCATATGGAATTGTCTTATTCTCAAAATCTGTACGGTTACCACACGACCTGCATTCGTAGTGAGCTTCCTTCTCGTTGAAGATGGCGAGGGTTCCGCACTTCCTACAAATGCCGGTTTCAAACGGATCGGACACGTCCATCAATCGCTCCTTGGTAAACGCGGCAGTTCCGTGGCTGAGCATACAGTCCCTCTCCATCTCTCCTACACGAAGACCACCGTCACGAGACCGTCCCTCGCAAGGCTGACGAGTCAGCGAGACAATCGGTCCACGAGCACGCGAATGCTTCTTATCTGCAACCATGTGCTTCAGACGCTGATAGAACGTCGGACCCATGAAGATCTCCGCCTCCATCATTTCACCTGTCATTCCATTGTAAAGGGTCTCATTTCCATACGGATGCATTCCGAGGTCCATCATATGCGCCCGGAGTTCATCGAGCTTCATATGTGTATACGGCGTTCCATCTCCAAGAGTTCCGCGGTTCACACAGATCTTTCCAAACACCGTCTCCAGAAGCTGAGCAATGGTCATTCGCGACGGAACTGCGTGAGGATTCATGATAATGTCCGGCCGAAGTCCCTTGGATGTAAACGGCATGTCACACTCGGGAAGCAAGATACCGACCGTTCCCTTCTGGCCGTGACGAGATGAGAACTTATCTCCAATCTCAGGTACACGCTCGGAGACTACGCGGACCTTCACAAATGGATATCCATCCGAGTTCTTGTCCTGCCATACACCATCAATTCGGCATGGCTCGGAGTTCTTGTGAATTGTCGATGCATCGCGATACAGATATCCGTGGGGATCATTCTTCAGAGTAACGGCCTTTCCGATCATTACATCGTTCTCCTTGACAACTGCATGCATCATCGGAATGCCCGCGTCGGTCACTGCATCGTACGATGAGTTCTTGAATCCACGCGTATTCTCCTGTCTCGGCTTCATGAATCGCTCCTCGCGACCACTCGTCACGTTACGATGTTCTTCGTCCTTGTACATGGTCGTATGCAGACCACGGAATAGTCCGCGACGAACTGCAGACTTGTTCATGATAACTGAATCCTCCTGATTGTATCCGGAATAACACGCGATTGCAACAATCACATTCTCTCCGAAGGGCATATCCTGCATCTTGAGCACATTCATCATCTGTGTCTCAACCAACGGCCGCGTCGGACTGCAGAGAAGGTACGCATTCTTGTCCAACCGCTTCGCATAGTTCTTTGCGTACATTGACATTGCCTGCTTACCCATAGCCGACTGATATGTGTTTCGAGGGGACTGATTGTGATCGGAGAGTGGGATCGTATTTGCCATATGCCCAATTGCGGCCGTCGGATGAATCTCGCAGTGAGTGTACGCATTTACAGAATCACCCTTCAAATCCTCTGGGAACATTGCAATCCGAATTGTCTCGCTCTCGCTCGGATCAATATACTCCACGCACGTCCGAACCCAGTCATTCCACGACGAATTAGGAGGAGGCTGCAGGATCTTTCCACCCTCGACTCGAAACACCGGACGAACAAGACGGCCGCTATCTGTCTCGATCAGAATGATATTGTGGAGAACGTTCCATGCAATTGAGATATGCGGATGGATTTGCATTGATGTCTTGGCCTTCTTCAGTGCCTTGTACACAACATCCGGCTGATCCGTGTATCCGAACGTAACTCCATTCACATTCACAGTAACTGCCTTCTTTACATGGACATCCGTCAGAAGCGTCATCTCGGGCATATCACGCAGAATGCTTGTTACGATAAAGGACGGGACGTGCTGGCTGACTGATGTCATGATGCTCATTGTCTTGACAATACCGACTGAATGACCCTCCGGAGTCTCGACAGGACACACGAATCCCCAGCTCGTGCCGTGCAGCTTGCGAGGTGCAAGAAGCTTACCCGACTTCTCCACGGGAGTCTGGATACGACGCAGGTGAGATAGCGTGGCCGAATACGAAAGGCGGTTGAGTACCTGTGATACACCAGCCTTGGTTGCATTTGACAGAGATGTCGAGCTACTTGTGCCTAGGCCCTGCACTGTGAAGTTTCCGGTCGCAAGAGCCTGCTTAACCTTGCCTTCAATGCTTGACACCTTCAGGATCTTGTACAGATTGTTAATGTTCAGAACATCAATCGGCTTCCCTGCCTTCTTCCACGCATCATTGTTGATCTCATGAACAAACTTGGTGCGAAGATCCTTGCAGACCTTCTGGAAGAGCTGACGGAACAGATGGGTGAGAAGAGCACCGGTCGTGACAACACGCTTGTTCGGATATGCATCTCGGTCATCCAACGGGACCTTTCCCTGTACTGTCAGAAGTAGACGGCGGATCATAGATCCGATCGTCACAGACTTGCGAGCATTCAGAACAGTTGATGTCGTCGTCTCGCCTGCAAACTTGACGTGGGGCAGGAACTCGGATTCGAGCAGATTGCGAACGTGCTGGCACTTATCCTCAACAGTCGTTGAATACTGAAGGTGAGTAGATAGATACGTGATTGCATCTGCCTGTGTGAAGATGTTCAGATCTGCTGCATCCTTGAACGATGCAGCAAGGAGTTCATGGTTCTCTACACCCACTAGATCTGCAACATCGCTATCCGACTCGATTCCAATTGCACGGAAGAAGATCATGAGTGGAACTTCCTCTGTGAATCGAGGTACATTTACCATGAGCGGATTCCCGAGGCCGTTGAACTTTGCAGACAGACGGATCTCCAGCTTCTTCGGGGGCATTGTGAATGACTCGTGCAATGACTTCATCTCTACGAAGTGGCTGTACTTGGAGGTCGTCTTCTTGTTGAAGAAGACCATGATCCGGTTATCAGCGACCTTCTCCTGCGAAAGAATCGTACGCTCCGTTCCGTGAATGATGAAATAGCCATGCGGATCGTAGGGACACTCGCCAAGTTCATCTGGAGTCATGGGCAGATCCTTCAGCAGACACAGCGACGAACCAAGCATAACCGGAATGCGACCAAACGAAATACCTTCGAACACCTTGCTTTGCTCGTTCATCTCTGTAAGAGCAGGACCAGTATATGTTCGCACGGTAAACTTCACATCAACAAACATCTGAGCTGCATATGTGAAATTACGAACACGAGCCTCGTGTGGCAACATCTGCTTGATGCGACCCGTGGCTTCCTGGATCCGCGGCTTCATGTACGTGACGTTATCGAACGAAAGGCGAAATTCATACTTGTACTTCTTCGTTGCTTCATCCTGTTCGTGCCATACAACCACATCGGGCGTTGACCGAACAATCAGAGGAAGCTTGTTGTTGATGAAGTCTTCGTAGGGCTCAATCTGCGGCTCGGAGAACCTGGCAATTCCACGATGGAAGTATGTCTTCAGTGACTCCATGTGATTCTATGCTCCACCTTGTCTGTAAATCTTTCCACGGATTCATTTTAAAGGGATGCCTTCACTTTCCCGTAAGAAAATTACAATCAAAAAGATGGGAGGAGTAGTTCCGGTTCCTGCACCTGCTGCAATTCCGGTCCCTGCTCCCCCGCCGCCGCCCGCTCCACTGCCTCCTCCTCCTCCTCCTCCGGTTACTGCAGGAAGAAAACGTACATTTCCAAAGGGAATTCTTCGCAAAACACAGCGTGTTCTTCCTACACGCGACCCGACGTCTTCTAGAAGAAAGACAATGCGAATCATGACAAGCCTGGGTCAAAAAAAACTTCGCTCGACAGTTCGGAAGCGTGTACGTTCGTATGACGACAAGACGATTCGCAAACACCTTCTTGACAAGAAACTGATATCGAGTGACAGTAAGGCAAATACAGGGCTTCTTCGAAAGATGTATGAGGAAGCGGTGGGAGCTGGACTATTAAAGATTGACTCTAAGTAATATGACAAAATATTGGGGTCCACTGGGTTGGATAACATTACAGTCAGCTGCAGCACTGTATCCGGATTCTCCTTCTCAGACCGAAATCCAGCTTGTAACCAATTGGATCTCCTTATTTGCAGAATGCATTACATGTGCAACATGTGCCGGTCATTTTAGGTCGCTTTTGTCCGAGTATACTGCAAAGAATCCCGACCTATTTTCATCGCGGGAAAAGTTTATGACGTTTGTGTTGCGTGCCCACAACACAGTGAATGTACGAATCCAGAAACGCGTATATTCTAAGGATGAATCACAGATCGCTTGGTCTGTTATGACCCCTGCTGCAGCACGAAGCAAACGGATTGAATATCTGAAATATCTCCAGAAGGATTGGGGACACCAAACAAACCTTCAGGGGATTTCAACATTGATGAAGGTTAGACAAATGGGATTGATCGAAGAACAGTATTGGTCAAAACGGGCTCTTGATTGGACTGCTGCATTTGCAAATGTAACGGATGTAACCGGTAAAACACCTGTACCTCCAGCACAACAACTCGCTGCATCTCCTGCATATCGATTTAAGATAGGGCGATTGGGCGGACAGTCGTTAGCACGGAGATAGGATTCCATGGAATCGAAATAAGAGGCTTGCATTCCCATCCATATTTCTTCATCCAACCAATTCGACAATCCTTTCCTTCATCGTACATTTCGTCTTCAAAGATCGGCTTCCCGCCCGCTCTTTCAAGGCTTGATTTAGGAAGAATCATCTGCAACTGTTGTGTGATTGAATACTGTAGAGGAACCGTTTCGATTCCTAGCGAAATTGGAAAACGGGCAAGTGTCTGGAGAAGCGGGGCCTCTGCAAACGGATAGGACCAATTCCAATTTGTAGGATTGTTCGTAAAAAAGTATTGGAGTGTCCATGAATACGTCTTCCAGTATAGTTCGGCAAGTCTAGCGTGATTTGAATACCCGTCTAAGAGATGGATTGCATGTCGATGTTCGAGCATGGTCTCGTCGCGTGAGAGAATCGAACTCTCAAGCGGAACCTCTCGTTTGGAAATGCATATAGAAAGAACGTAAGTTTCCTGTTTTGCGGCTTCACGTATAAAACATAGAAGTCCCTGCATTGTTTGAAGATCGGGGGATCCGGCCTGTTTGTAGATTGAAAGTGCTCGCATATATCCGTTCTCTCTCAATGCGAACATTGATAGATTTGGCATGAAGTCATTTCCAAAACATAGAATGCTCAAACGTAAATACTGTTCAAACGGGATTGGAATTACTTCAGCTAGTTTCCATATCGACATAGTTGAAAAGGTTTCCTTGTCCGTCTTGAATTCCGTTGATTCCCGCAACAACCACATTGAATACGGTATTGAGAGATTTTTCTGATTCAAACTAAGTAGGATGAGATCTGCATCGAGTCCATAAATGCAGATCGATCTCCTGTTCGCAGAGGGTAGGGTCTTGAGCCATGCAAACAGCTTGTGTTCGCCCTCTCCTGGTTCTTCGGTGCCTGACACATGTGCACTTGGAAACCGTGCACGAACGGTGGTGATCAGTTCCATCATGTAGGGAGTTCCAGGAGAAATCTGATTTCTATCAAATGTAGAGACATCCTGACGTTTGAACCGTCTCTGACGTTGATTCACTAGCTTTGCATATGGAGCGAGACCGTCGGCTCCGATATATACTTTCGTTGCAGAACAAACAGTATCTAGAATCATCTGAATTGCCCGTATAACGGACTCGATAGGATTTCCGTCTTCGAGATACTTGTGTATCAAACAATTGAAATCAATAGCTAGAACATCACATTCGAGTTTGCTTGTGCACGTTTGTACAATTCCCTTATGATTTCGAAGTAGAGATGCAAAATAATAAGGAATTCCCATTAGGTAGTTTACCGCAGACTTTCTCTAAGCCTTCAATAATGGACGCAACTCTTGCTATACTTGGTCTCGTTATATTGATTGTGATTGCGTACACTATGTACACTCAAAAGAGGTCGCCGCCATGTGGAAGTTGTCCGAAACAAACTTTAGATTGATAGTATAAACATGTCAGACTCAGAACAACCCGTTGTCGAGCCCGCAGCGGAAGTCGTTGTTGCTGAAGTGCCCGTTGTTGATGCCGGTGATGCACAGGCGGAAGCTGAGCGTGTAGCTAAGGAACAAGCGGATGCTGCTGCTGCTGCTGCACAGGTGGAAGCTGAGCGTGTAGCTAAGGAACAAGCGGATGCCGCTGCTGCCGCTGCCCAGGTGGAAGCCGAGCGTGTAGCTAAGGAACAAGCGGATGCTGCTGCTGCTGCTGCTGCACAGGTGGAAGCTGAACGTGTAGCCAAGGAACAAGCGGATGCCGCTGCTGCTGCTGCTGCACAGGTGGAAGCTGAGCGTGTAGCCAAGGAACATGCGGATGCTGCTGCTGCTGCACAGGTGGAAGCTGAGCGTGTAGCTAAGGAACAAGCGGATGCCGCTGCTGCCGCTGCACAAGCAGAAGCTGAGCGTGTAGCCAAGGAACAGGCGGATGCCGCTGCTGCTGCTGCTGCACAAGCAGAAGCTGAACGTGTAGCCAAGGAACAAGCGGATGCCGCTGCTGCTGCTGCACAGGTGGAAGCTGAGCGTGTAGCTAAGGAACAGGCGGATGCCGCCGCCGCTGCCCAGGTGGAAGCTGAGCGTGTAGCCAAGGAACAAGCGGATGCCGCTGCTGCTGCTGCACAGGTGGAAGCTGAACGTGTAGCCAAGGAACAAGCGGATGCCGCTGCTGCTGCTGCACAGGTGGAAGCTGAGCGTGTAGCTAAGGAACAAGCGGATGCCGCTGCTGCTGCTGCTGCTGCTGCACAGGTGGAAGCTGAACGTGTAGCTAAGGAACAAGCGGATGCCGCTGCTGCTGCTGCTGCTGCTGCACAGGTGGAAGCTGAGCGTGTAGCTAAGGAACAGGCGGATGCCGCTGCTGCTGCTGCACAGGTGGAAGCTGAGCGTGTAGCTAAGGAACAGGCGGATGCCGCTGCTGCCGCTGCACAGGTGGAAGCTGAACGTGTAGCTAAGGAACAAGCGGATGCCGCTGCTGCTGCTGCCGATGAGGCCGACCATATAGTCAAGGGACAGGCGGATGCCACTCCTGAACAGGTTGAGGCGGAACGTGTGGCCAAGGAAGAACGTCTGCAGTATTGGAAGAATTACTTAGAAGAACAGAAGATTGCAAATGCTGCAAAGGAACAGGCGGACGCTGCAAAGGAAAGGGCTGTGACCGAAACCGCTGCAAAGGAAGATCGGTTGCGGTACTGGAAGAAATTCTTAGAAGAACAGTCATCTAAACCCGCTCCTCCTCCGGTAGTTATCCAGCAACTAGCGGCACCTTTTCAGGCACCCGCTAGTTCTGTGCAACGTCCTAAAAGTAGATTTTTACGCAATGCGGTTGTTCCTTCGTTCAAACATATCGGTGGTATTTAGAGACCGGACCCCCTCGGAATACACGTTCCGAGTCCGCCCTTTTTCGCGGACTTATCGCAAGACGAGTTCTTAAACCCACACTTCACGCAATCGGAATCATCCTGGCACTCGGGGCACGTTGCGTTGTCGCTCATACGGAATGTCTCAAAAAGACCCGGCATAGTCACATAGACTGCAAGGAGTGCAAGACCCGCAACGATAACAAGCGTATAGTTTTGCTTCAACCACTTCATCATTTGAATTTAGAGTAGAATAGATTTTAGCATCCTCTGCAGAAAACATCAAATGATTCCAGTAGATCACGTGCTCTATATCAATCTAGATCATCGAACAGATAAGCTGGAAGCTCTTCTTACAAAATTTGCGAATGCTGGAATACCAAACGATAAGACTACTCGAATTAATGCAATCTATACTCCGGGCAAGGGAGTACTTGGATGTGCTCTATCTCATTGCAAAGCACTCGAACTTGCAAAAAGTCATCCAGAATGGGAGTGGACACTCATTGTGGAAGATGACGTAACCTTTAATGAGAATCCATGGGATGAAATTAGAGATGCACTTTCCGTTAAACCAGATGTGCTCATGGCATTTCGAGGTGCATGCACTGTCAATATTGATAACCGTAATTTGCGTAGAGTATATGGTGCATGTTCTGCAGTTGCATATATTGTACGATCCGACTACATTCCTACACTCCTGCAAAACATATACGAATGTACTCGGAAAATGGTTCAACCAAGTGGGTGTGATCCGCACGATGTCTATTGGTATTCTCTTCAGACATCTGATAGATGGTATGGATTCTTAGAATCTCCTCTCGGAGTTGATCTTACATTTAAAAGCGATATACGAGACCAGCATGGTGTTATAAGTAAATGATTCCAGTGGACCATGTAGTCTATATTAACTTAGAGTACCGTACTGATCGAAAGGAGCATCTCCTCAAACAAGCTAACAAGGCAGGTATTTCTGAGAATAAACTAACACGAATTGATGCTATTCGTACACCTTCTATTGGAATGCTCGGATGTTCCTTGTCTCATTGCAAAGCACTTGAACTTGCAAAAAGTCATCCAGAATGGGAGTGGACACTCATTGTGGAAGATGATATTGTTTTCGAAGAAAACCCATGGGATGAAATTAGACTAGCTTTGGAGAATGTAACTCCAGATGTACTCATGATTGCCAGAGGTGCATCGATTGTAGACGAAAGACGCCACCATAGTAGTAACAATATATGCAAGGTCAAAAGTGCATGTGTTGCAACTGGATATATTGTTCGTCGCGACTACATTCCCACACTCCTAAAAAATATATATGAATCAATCGAACACTTCATACAACCTGGTGGGAATATTGTTGACCATCCCCACGACGTATATTGGTATTCAATTCAAGAACGTGATGGATGGTATACATTTGAGCGTTCGCCTGCACATCAAGACACTTCTATTAAGAGTGATATACGTTAACAATTCCTCATCGTCTTCCGGCCACCGCGGGATCGTACGGGAATTAACTTGAAGAGGTGTTCCTGCTTTGCTCTCGACGGTAACTTCCAATGCGGCCGTAATGTGTTGCGTTTGGAGGTAATTGCACGAGCAAGCTGTTCTCCGAGTACAGCATTCACTTTCGCCTTCAGTTTTTGGCGAAGAATCATCTGAGCTTCACTTAACCCTCGTCCTTGTAGAAATCTACGCGAACGAGGAGTTTCAAAGTACTTCTTTGATCGGCGGCCGCCGCGGCCGCAAAAAACAACCTTGCGTGTTTTCATTTACTTCTACGTGTGAAGATATTACGTCTTCATCTGAGCAAATTCAACATTCTTCTGCAGCCTAGGAATCTGACCCATATCGTTGCACATCTGAAGAGCTTTTTGAGTGCATTCAAGTGCAACAGCTGGATGACTGGTATAGTATGCAATTACACCCAGTTCATCTGCATACTTCCACGAGTACGCTACCTGTGAAACAAATAAATGAGCCGAGTTCATCTTTACGTCCTTAAACGCATACCCAAGTGCAAATACTTCTTGCTTGAATAGGTCCCTGGCTCTGCACCACGTAAGTACTTCGTAGACTGCTTCGCGACGTTCAGGAACAGCATCCTGTGCACGCCATGCATATTCAAGTTTCTTTTTCAAATCTGTTGTCAGTTGGATGAGATTCACAAAGGAAATGTAATTCTCCTCAATCCATCCAGGAAATTCAGCACGTAATGTATAATATTGGATCGCCTTCTCAATCTGGCCCGAATCCTTATACGACTGTGCAAGGTAGAAAAGTGTGCGAGCCCTATCCGTCGCCGGATTTGTATCTAGTTCGGTCTGGAGAAGCTTGGCATCATTTGCATACTTCTGAGGATCCTGGGAGCGGCATCCTTCTGTACGTGCAACAACACGAATAGTTGTTGGCAGGCATTCTGTCGGATGAGAATGACCGGGACAGTTTGCATACTCGTGAACTGCTCCGACATATTCCCATGGAAATTTCAGATTAAACAGTTGCGGACGCTGTTGAACCATTCCACCGTG